ATTCTGCGGTGCGAAGTACTGGACTTCGCCGCCCCGGCTAAAATTTGCGGGCGGCTGGCTGCCAGCCTCCTGCATCATGGGCCCCGCCGGCATCGGTTCGGGAACCGAGGCTAGAGACATGACGCCTTCGGCCATATCCCCCTCAACCGGGGTCGTCATTTCTTCGGCGGCCAGACCGCCGATCCCCTCGTCAACCGCCGCCATCTGCATGATCGGCTGGACCAAGGCCAGAACTGAGTCCGGGGTCTGCTGCGCGTCCTGCTCACCAACCACGTTAGCCAGTTCCGCGCGCCGCTCAGTGATCGTGGCCTGATCACCACGGACCATGTTCATCATCTGCTCAAAATCTTGAGCCGTCTCCGGATCGCCAACATCCTCGGCAGCGGCAGCGAGCATACGCTCCATCATCACCGGGTCGATGTTCTGGGCCATCGCGCCAAGGCCCTGCTGGATCGACTGTGCGCCGGCCGCTACTTCAGGTCCGGGAGCCGTGGGCATCAGTCCGGCGGCAGCTTCCATCGCCATCGCGTCATTGTTCGCGGCCATGCCGCCGTTCGCATAACGATGAACCATCCCGCCGTGACGATAGCCTTCAAGATCGCCACGCGGGGGATAATAATCCTCACCGGGCATATATTGACGGAGATAATCGCCCATCTCCTGCTGCGGTATGCCGCGCGGCAGTACCTGACCCTCGTCCTCAACAACGGGAGCCGGACGACCGCCTCGGATCATCGGTCCGAGGGCCTCGGGCATTGGGATGAAATCACGCTGCTCGGGCATTGGGACATATTGAGGGGCCGGCCGCAGGGGGCCGGTCATGTCGGCCTGCATGCGGCTCAGGGAATCAATCTCGTCCCGACGAGGCGGCCGCAGGGGGCCGGTCATGTCGGCCTGCATGCGGCTCAGGGAATCAATCTCGTCCCGACGAGGCGGCCGCCCGTTCATCTCCGTGAAGATACGAATAGCTTGCGCCAAAGCCGCGTCACCGGGGCTGCCGCCCTGCTGCATACGGACGACACCGCCGTTACGGAACATCTGACGGCTCATTACGTCGCGATTCATCATCCGAATAACCCCGATTTAGCTGCGCCACCAGCGGCGGCAAGACCGGCAATGCCGAGACCAAGATACTGCTGCGCCGGCGAGACCGCAGGGGAAGTTGCCGTCGCGATAGTTTGCTGCGTTGACGGCGCGCCTTTGTAGATATCAGACAAGAAAGACATCCGCTGGTAAGGCTCGTAAAGCTGCGCCAGTTCGGACTGACGCTGTGCTTCGAGAATAGCCTGCTGCTGGGCCTGCTGCCGAGCACCCATCGTATAGAGCGCTTCCTGCTCCCGAAGTCCAAGGTTCTGGGCCGTCTCACCAAGAGCGGCCTGCCGCAGACCGAGGGTGCCGAGGGCCTCACCGGTCTGAAGACCCATCGTACCGAGCGTCTGACCAGCCTGAAGTCCAAGGCTACCAATCTGCTGACCAGCCTGCTGGCGTCTCAGCATTTCGTTCTGTGCCGCCTGCTGGGCCTGAAGGAAGTTTGCCGCCTGCGCCTGTGCGAGAGCGGAAGCCCGGTTACGGCCAAGTTCGCTCTCCATCACCGCCGAGCGGCTACCGCCGAACGCGCCGGCGCCGGCCGCCTGCTGGCCAAGCTGCGCCTGCTGGATGTTGTACGAACGGTTGATTTCGTCAAAAACCGCCTGCTGGTACGGGTTCATGTAACCCGAGATCATCTCCGGCGTCAGAGCACCCGCGCCGGAAGCCAAAAGGCCCTGCCCTGTACTGACGCCGGGAGCAATATAGCCCGTTGCGGCATCAAGAGCACCAGAAATCGGCGCATAGGCGTCGCCCATCGTAAAGCCGGCTTCGGTAAGATAGGGCTCGTAAGCCCCAATGCCCGCTTGGGCGGTATCAAAGGCAGCCTGCTGGAGGCCTGAGATGCCCGCTACCTGCTGGACAGGGAGCGTAATCGGCTGGTCGGAGAGCGCTTTGGCGGATTCAAGGAGGCCTAGCTTGTAGGCCTCAATTTCCGGCGCTTCCCGGACAATTTGTTCTTGTATTTCGGCCATTACGAGAGCGCCCTTCCACGCCGTTCGAGGTTTCGCATCATGCTGTACATGTTACGAATTCCACCCCGCATGTTACCATCTGGGCTCGCGCCGCGCACCGCATCCGTCGTCATGACAAACTCGCCCGGCATAAGCATCGCGCGGACGCTGTCCCTGCCCGGAACGCCCTCATCCGGCATGATACCGCCTACCCGACGCGGGTAGACCTCGCCGCCCTCGGCCGCCGCCATCACGGGCCTCCGGAAGGGGGCATATGTCGGTATGCCACGCGGCGCTACGGGAACCGCGCCGAAGGTGGTTGGAACCCCATACATGACGCCCGTCGGAATAGTCGGGGTGGTGGCAGCAGCGCTAAGTTGGTACTTGTCCTTGTCCGCCGCGAGAAGTTCCGCGCCCGTCGGTCCTTGGGCCAGTTGCAGGGGCGATTCTTCCTGCTTTGGTGTATCAAAGAAGCCACCGGCAGCGGCCGCGCCCAATCCGAGCGCCGCAGTCGGGCCATATTTGCGAAGCAAGCTGGGCGCGCTCTCGGCAACCTTGTCCCTAGCCAACGCTAAAGCAACCGTCTGAGAGGTGCCGGGATTAGCGGCAATGACTGAGTTATAAGCCGCTTCCAGCGACATAGGTTCCGGGCCGAACATCGCCGTTTTCGCCGTAGTTAGCGACGGGTTCTCAACGGCGTTGACTAGATCGGAGAAGAAGCCCGACGGCTGCGAGGGGATCACCGCCCCTCCTACCTGCGGCGTCCCTCCAGAGAGCGGCGTCCCTCCTACCGGCGGAACGTCTGGGCCGACGTTGAGCGCCGCCGCTCTAACTTGCTCAGTTGCTGCTGGCGCTTCGGTCGCAGACCCCATCACATCTTTATAATATTGACCGCCGGGCCCGAAGAGCGACCCCTCGGTGAAGAATTCACCCGAAGACAGGGTCTTTCCCAGACCCGACGCCGTCTGCGCGAAGCGACCCGCCGGGTCGGTAAACCCGCTGGTAAACCCATCCACAAATTTGCCGCCAGACAACGAACTGCTGAGACCCGAGCCAACAGCGCCCACACCACCAGCAATCAGCGCGGACATAGCCGCCTGCTTCAGGTCACCGCCGTTGATCAGGGTCCCGATACCCGAGCCAAGCGCCGCACCGAATACAGGACCCAGCGGCGTTGCGGACAGAACAATCGGCAGAACAATCGGGGCCGCCTTCTTGAGGACCTTGCCGACGCTGCTAACTGCCGATTTGACCTTTTTGACGATCTTCGAGAACCAGCCAAACTCCATAAGGCCCGTCTCGGGATTGAAGGAGTTCGCCGAACTACCGACTACATACTGCTCCGGGTCCTCAATGCCCATCTCGCGCAGATGCGAGAAAATAGACTCACGAAGCTCAGGACTGCGTTCGATCAAGGGCCGTGGTACGACGATCTCGCCCGGTGCAAGGTGAGCCACGAACTGGTCACCGCCGCGCCCATAAGAGGCCATGCGGCGCGCAACATCACGAAATTCCGCGACACCCGCGTCACCGTACACGGCCCGCGTTTCTTCGTCCTCAAGCCGCGCGATATCCTCGTCATCCATGACGAAGTCAGCGATACCCCCAGACGGGATGATTTCTTCTTCAAGTTCCTGAGCTACAGCCATCACGCTGCTCCGCCTTTAATAGCTTCAGGTACAGTCACTTTGATTACTATACCCTTAGCCTCGTCCCCAGTCCACGGATTACCGCAATCTGGGCAATTTCCATTCGGGTAGCTCAAGATTTCCTCTGGCGTATCCACTAAGTTGTCGCACGTTACACACTTGACAGTAGAACGGCTGGTCGAAGGCGTCCACTGACTGCCGTCCGGCATAACAATCATACCATCCACCATTCCACGCTCCTTACGGTGTGCTTACCGTGACCGAGCCAACCGATCCGGTTGAACCGGAGCCTGCTACATGCGGGCTAGAAAGAAGAGAAACCTTAACAAAACCATCTACTTGGAAAAGAGAACCCTGCTCAAGGCCGACATCGTTGGTCGGGAGAGCCGTCAACGTAAGCGTCGTACCCCGCATAGCACCCGGCTGCTGTAGCTGGATAATATACGTCGTCAAGAGCCTCACCATATCAGAGAAATAGTCCTTCCGGTATTCCACCGGAGGAACTGCAAATCTAGGTGGGACTAGATCACGCGTACTCATCGGCGGCCGTCCGGCCGGATTTCAAGTCGCGTCGCGCCGAGCCGCCAAGCCACCCCGAGGCCATCCGTCTCAACACGGAGACCAAAAGCGCGCCCTCGCGCCCTAATACGGTTCTGGGTCGCCGTATTCGAGACGGTAGTCGATACAGAACCCGTGTAGCCAGTGCCCGGAAAACGCTCTGTATTGACCGTAAATGTCGCCTGCTGGAGCGCCATATCGCTTGATTTCTCAAAGCTGATGTCCGGGATCAAGCGACTCGCAAACACAAAATTGTCGCCCTCGGCGATCTCAAGCGGGCTCGACTGGATGTAGGCCGTCATGGCCGAACCATCGTCGTCCGAGCCAATCTCATGCTGATACAGATAACCGTTGAACGCCGCCGCAACAGGGTATGGCTTCAGGCCACGGTCCAGCCACGCAGACCTAGAGAGCGAGCCAAAATACCAAATCTGCTGCTCGTAGTTGTACGTTACATATTTGTTGTTGTTCTCCGAGTCCGCCGACGGGTAGAACCACGTGACCTCTCCAAACGAGGAGTTGACGGAGGCAAACACCTTCTCCGATTGGGTCGTGTTGAAGTCTTGGAACACCGTATCGCGCACCGCGCAGGGCAGCGGAGAAACCTGACCGTCGTACAGGTAGAACTTGTCCCGGCCCATCCAGAAGACCGCGTCTCCTACAGCCACTGCGGCATTGGGGCCGATAATCGTCGTATTCGCGCTGATTTGCGTTAGACCGAAAGTATACGGCGCGCCGATATACTGGAGCGAATGTACTGAAGAATCTGTGATGATTATAATTTCTCGCCGCGTTTCGACGCCTTGCACGATCTCAGAGCCGTTACCGACGATCAAATCACCTGCCGTGTTCTCCGCTGTAGGGGCCCAGTCAGCGGCGTTTTCTTGGTCGGACCAACGAATCAGAAGTTTATCTTGCGTGTTGGTTGCATCCCCATACGCATCGCAACCCAGAGCAATAACGTGTCGGTCACGGTCAGATACCAACATCTGACGTGCGATAGTCGGCGCATTACTGTCTAAAGAGGACAGCGCGACACCGCGCGTAGACAAGAGAGAGTCGTAAGCCCAGTAATATATTCCGCCGTCACGGATGTTGTAGACGAGGTCCTGACCGAAGTTGTCCTGTTTCCATATGCGGATGTTACCTCCGCCCGCTACCACAGTAGCGGCAGAGCCCCACGAACCACGGCTCCATGTGCCCGCGCCCCAGCCCGTACCGGGGACAACGGTGTCGATACCGACATTGATCTGATAAGCCGCGACGACCGACCCGCCGCCGTTGCCAGTATCCGAGGAGTTAGCGGTGGCCGACACCTGAATGGTGTATTGGTTATCGTTCGGAACCGTAAGAATTTCGTATTCTTGGTTCAGCACCGCTGCGGTTACGTTGCCACCTAGCGATACAGCGCCGCTAAAGGTTACAAAATCACCCGGAATACAGCCGTGTGCGTTGTCCGATACAGTTATCGTTGAGGAACCGTTTACTGCTGCAAAAGTTGCCGTTCCGGTCGTAGTGGCCCGCAAGGGCGTGATGTCGTAGTACGCTTCTCCCACTTCCACATAGAACTTTAGGTTAGTACCGACCCCCATAAGCTCTGTACCGTCCAGCGCTTTCCAATTATGAAGAGAACGGGCAGTACCAAAGATTTGCGCGTTGCTGTATTTGACCCAGCCGCCGATCTTTTCGGGGAACCCAAAGCGAAAGCGCACTTTATCGCTATCTTCCCAGCCGCCTTCATTGGCATAGGAAGTGAATTCTGTATTAATCCCCGGCCGATACTGGAGCTTCGTCAGGGGCATACTTGTCTACTCCGTGGCAGGCCAGTTATAGATCGGAGCGTTACCTGTCGGATCGCCATTCGCGTCTACAGGCGTATCGAAGAGGCCGATGAAGGCATCCAGCGTGGTGCACTGGGTTATCTGATCCTCGATAATCCCGGCAGCCAGACGTACCTCGTTGCGGTACTGCTGAATGTCAGCCGGAACTTCAACACCGGTATCCGTCTTCCGAATATACGCCCAATCGGTGGCGGACAATAGCGATCCCTGCGTCGCCTTGGTCTGCGCGATGTACTGCGACTTCAGCCCCAGCGTTACGATCTGCTTGCCGTCTGGTCCCAAAATGGGATCGTTGTTATCGTCTACTTCTTTTCGGTCTTCTAGCTCACGGGGCACAGATGTGTACGCGCCGGTCAGGTCCGGGCCGGTCACCCAGTAGAACCGCTCGTCTGGCTTTGGCTGCACTGAGATTTCAACAAGGCCAATAGACGCTTTAGTTGCGGCGTCGTAGCGCGTCCACGACGCCGGGTGCTGGACACCATTATCGTCAGTCCACGCCCGGCCTTCCTTGATTACTCTACCGTTGTAAGTCCACATTTTATTCTCCTATCGAGCCGGGACGGGGGCGACACCGCTGCCGCCAAAAGGGTGTTCTGCAAATGCCATAAAGATAATGGTGTTCCCACTACCGTTAGGGCCATTGCCGTTATCTCTTACTTTGAATCCATTTGAGTTAAGGTCGAACCATTTTGTACCTGCACTTTGACTCTCAGCATTTGATAAATTTGGTGAAAGATAATGGTCGGCTACGTTATACGTATCTCTGACTGCATCATACATCCACCAGCTTTCCGCTGCGGATGCGTTCTTTCCTAAAATAAAAGCAGGTCGGAACCCGCACCAAATAAAAGGGCCGTCTGCCGAGCCATTGCCGGTGTATTTGCCGAATTTGCTAAAGCCTTCGACTGAGGCAAAGCAATAGGCTACGATTGAATTACCGCTTCCATTTACTTCTGGGAAAGAGCTGTTGCCAATACTAAAAACAGTAGAAGTTGGCGCGGTATTGTTCCACGGACCCGGTGTTCCTCCAGCAATTTCTGCATTTGTAAGATTAAGTTGCAGTCTACCTGTAGTTGGGTTTGCAAGGTAACTGTTGTACACAAACCATCCCCACGACGCAGACCTGTTTTTAACTATTATCATTTCAGGAGTAGTGGATAGGCCATGCCCGACCGTCGCAGCAGAGCCTGTTCCAGTATATGTAACAATGCTGAACCCAGCCGTCTGATTAGCCGACACCGTGGACGTGATGCTGCCGTCTGTGTTCGACGCGGTGCCGTTACCGGCTAACCAGTTCCATGCGACATAAGCGTCTCCTGACTTGTTTGGCTCTAGTGATGTACCTAAACTAAACCCATCTGTGTCGAAACTGGTCAGTCCTTGGGTGTTTGTAGCTTCTGCCCCGGTTGTATTTGATTTCATAACTAATGTTGCGCCACGAACCGCGTCATGTAAAATATTACTTTCCGCAAAAGACCTGTTTTTTGCCCAGACAAAATCTGGTTGAAAACCAACGCCGGTAATTGATCGGGCCGTTTGG